GACCTCTGACTACACAGTCAACGGTCTGTCTAGGACAAGGCAGACTGCACAAGTGTGGGAAGTAGGCCACGTCGTCCCAGACTCTGAATTCAGCAGTCCTGGGACTTTTGTGCGTGGTGCAAAAGTCACCGTCCCCACTGCCGCTGTCTCTTCTGCTAAGAAGAAGAAGGCTGCGCAGGGGAACGAGCAGTCTACACGAGCCTCTACTGAGGTAAAGGGGGCTGTCTCTTGGATGGCGGCTTGTACGACCGGCGGCCTTGATGCTGTAGATGCATCATACCGCCCTTCGTCGCAGGCAGTTGAGGATTTCATATCCAAGGCTCGTGCGTACGCCCACCACACTGGTGACTTCCGTGTCGCCGACCATTCCGCAATAGTGGAGCGATTAGCTTCATTCGTGGCGGCGTACACTCTTGACCCGACGGTCAATTCGTACGACCTGTCACGAGGTGAAGCTCTCTCTTTGCACGCTATTGCAGGCTACACCAGCCCTCTAGGCGCGCAGGACGACGTGATCTGGCTACCACACTACGCCGATGATTCATCATCACAAGGTGTCTTTGGAGCCATCATCTGGGCTGCGGCAGCTGTGGGCTCCGTAGTGGTCACCGACCGTCTGGCCGTTGATCAGGAGAACAGGTCCGCTGTTCCTTGGTTGGCCGGGTGGGAGGCGGCCCGCGGAGCTCTCGAGGCGCTGCGGATTCTTGGCAGCAATTACCAAGCTGCGGGAGCCGGCGGGCTGTTTGCCCTCGCTATGGCCACAGGCTTGACCAAGGTCTTGTCTGTGGCCTCGTCGGGTGCTGACGGCACTGTTGTTCGCGACGTACTTCGCAGTATAAAGTACAAAGCATCGTTTGGTGGTATCAATACCGCCAATCGTGGGTGGGCTGGTATCCCACAACCTGTGGTCGGCAGCCGTGAGTCGATCGTCGGGATCGTCGACTTCATGGCACTGCAGGTGGCGGCTGCCTCATCTGTCTCGGATCCACTTATGGAACTAGACGGGCGAGTGTATCCGACAGTGTTCGTGGCGGCGAACATGCCAATTGCAGACCCCGTCACCCTCAAATCGCAGACGCTGGATCCCAGTGACACTGCGAACGCCAGCC